TTGGACAACAGAGACAGTTCAATGTTGCGCTTCAGTTCAGCCGACACTTTAGCCAACTGATAAGCCTTTTCAGACTTACGGCCAGCTTTGTCAACTGCTTCCAAAGTGCCAGCGACAGCGACAGACTTAGTGAAAATCTGTGTGCGGTTGCCGATACGGGTTGTTGGCGAGGCAGTGATGCTAGAGGCATCAGCACCTTCAACAGCGCCGCCCAGAGCAGCAGCGGCCAAAGAGTCAGTCTGCCACTCGTGATAAGTTGCAGTTGCCTTGGTCTTGCCGATGGAAGACATGAAAGGAGTGTCAGTGGGGCTGATGTTATAGATAACGTCAGAGAGGTCTTCGCGCATACCGATGGCGGTATAGGTTTGATAGGTTGCCATGTTAAAGCTCCAAAAATTTAAAGGAATCGTTCAAATGCAGCAGCAGCATCACGGACTTTGCCGGTTTGACGCAGCTTTTGCATCACTTGCTTTTCTTGCGATGACTTAGTGTTTGGCGTTGAAGTTCCGGGCTTGAGCATCTTGGGGGCTTGCTGGACTTTCTTCAAAGTCTCCGGCTTACCCTTTTGAAGTTGCTCAAACTTCATCGCTTTATACAAAGTCAGCACAGCGCGGTGGTCATACACTGAGGAGAGTTCTTGATCTGACCAGCCAACAGACTTTGCGTATTCACGGATTTCTTTCCGAATCGCATCACCTTTTGGCGTAGACAGCTCTGGGATCACAGACGCTAGCTTCTCTGATTCAGCCTTGAGATGGTTTTGCAGATTCTGCTGCTGCTCCGCTTGTTGCTGTTGGGCAATGCGTTGCTGTTCGGCACGAACTACTGCAAGTTGCTTCTCACGCTGGCTCTGTTCAGCTACCTTAACGGCATAGCCGATAGGGTCTGTTTCTTTCAAAACTTCTAAGTCCTCACCCTTGTTCTGCTGGCTCAGGAAGCTATCCAAAGCCTGTAGTTTCTGGGCGTATGCTTGTCGCTCTTGTTTTACTTGCTCAAGATGTTGGCGCTCGGCATCAATTGCTTTGCGCTGTTCAGCCAGAGCCTGAGATTTTTGGGTGTAATCCTTGCTGCGCTGATAGCCGTTAATCAGTTCGTCAAGTTCAACCTCGACTTCCTCACCACCGACCTTTGCCTTGTAGCGGGGCTTTACTTCCTCTACAGGCTCTGATTCGTCCGAATACTCAGCTTCCTCAGATTCAACTTCACCAGTCGCTTCAAGCTCTTCGGATTGTTCTTCAGGTTGGCCTTGTTCGGCTCCATCGTCACTACCCATCAAACCCAGAAACGCATTGGCGGCTTGGTTTACGCTTAGGCTTTCACTCCCCGAGGGGTTGGTGTTTTCCATTTGTTATCTCAGTTTTCGCCAGAAACCGTCTGGACTGCGGGTGAGTTTCCTCACAGAATCTTCCACTTCTTTTCCTGAATCTTGGTTTCTGCGGCAATGCCTTGCAAGTGTCCAAGGAACAGATCAAGTGTCTTGATGTGACTATAAGCGGCCTCGCGCTCTGTAATCTCATCTCGATTTGTGTTAATTATCACACTAATCTGCTGATTTTTCAAATCATCCATGACTTTTACGAAAAAGTCATCCTTCAGAAGATTGTTGGCCCACTCAGCTTGCAGTTTTTTGTCCATGCTTAGATCAGAGATTGAAGTTTCTTTTTAGAGACTTTTCCTTCATTTATCAATGAAAGAAGAGACTCGCCATACTTGTCAACGGATGATTTCTTGATGACGTATTCACCGGCATCCAATGCAACGTATCCATCATCTTTGCCTTTTGGATTTGGGCCAGTCATGTGCTTTGAGGTTACCTTGCCGCCAACAGCAAGACCTTCGCCAGCGCCAATGCCGCCACCACCATCTCCAGCGCCAACACCGCCAACTCCACTAGCGCCACCAACGCCTCCTGTAGCGCCAGTTCCAATTCCACCACCCTCGGCATCAGCAGCATCAGCGGCTGCGGCATTGGCGGCATCAGCAGCAGCGGCAGCAGCAGCAGCAGAACTTGCACCGCCAATGGTAGCATCAGCAGCGGCTTGAGAAGCAGCGCCAATAGCTGCATCGGAGTGTCCAGCAGCAGCGGCGGCAGCAGCAGCAGCAGCGCCAGCAGCGGCAGCAGATCCACCAGTCGCGCCAGTAGCTCCTTGAGCAGCTTGTGCAGCAGATACTGCGGCAGCAGTTGACTGGTTTGCAGCAGACAATGAATCAATTGCGGAAGCTATTGCAGCAGCGTTTGCGGGAGTATTGGCAATACCCATTTGTGCAGCCACAAGTGCCTGATTAAATGCAGCCGCTTGTGCGTGACTTTGAGCGTTTATTGCGTTTGCAATGTTCTGTTTGCCAACAACATTAGAGATTAGACCAAGCGGCAAACCAGTCATAGCGCCAAGAGCCATTGCGCCAATGCTTACGCCTGTTGTTCCTATGTTAGAAGATGTTGCCAATCCAGCATCATCAACAGAGACACTATTAGATCCAGAATCACCACCAAAACCACCTCCAGAATCAATCTGAGAAATCAAGTCAGACAACTTTTGAGTGTCAACTTTTTCGTAAACACTTTTATCAAATGCTGAAGGAACAAAAGATGGGCCAGCAATTTGGTTCAATCTGCCAAACTCTGGAACTTGCTCAACATCACCAAAGCTGGGCGCGTCAGTAATGTACCGACTTGCACCACCAAAAGAAGGCTGGCGATACGACCCAAGATCAACCGGCTGGTACTGACTTTGTATCCCGGAAACAATATCGTTGACTGAAGGCGCAACAATACTTGATGGAGTCACCCCACTGTAAGCAAATCGATTTTGCCGCAGTAGGTTTGCAAGTTCTTCATAGGTCATAAATCACCCCGGAATTTCAACATTGGAAGTGATACCAGCGCCAACCTTCATGGCCTTCAGTTGCGCCTCTGCTTCAAACTCTTGCTGCTTCATCAAGAAGTGCATATTCATCTTCTCACGCTCAAGTTGCAACTTTGACGCTTCTTTTTCTTGCATCAGTTGAATCTCAGCAGCAGCTTTCTCACGCTGAAGTTGCAATTCAAGAACAGCCTTCTCGCGCTCAAACTGAAGATCTGCTTGCATCTTTTCCCGTTGCATCTGCATATCAGCTTGGAACTTTGCTTGCTGACCTTGAATCTCGGCCTGAGTCTTTGCCATGTATGCCTGAACCTCTGGCGGCATTGGTGGCTCTTGCGGTGGTGGATTAGAAAACTGCTGGTCTTGCTCTGGGCTGATTGGCTTGAAGAACTCAGCGGAGTCTTTAAAGCCAGCAGCCTCAACCATACGACCCAAAGTGCCACGATACTGACCAAAGCTCACAAATGGGTTGGCGGGGCCATATTGCCCAATCATCTGCTCTTGCTTTGCCATAACCATCTGGAGCATTGCCATCTGCTGGTCACGGTTGCCGTTGCCCAAACCCACGTTGATTGAGATGTCAAACTTGTTGGCCCATGTGCGTGGATCGACAGTGACATAAGTACCGCGCAAGCGAATGATGCGCTCTTTCTGCTGATACTTGCTGACCAAGTGCATGATGCCTTCAAACAGCTCTTTCACTCCTGATTCGGCAAAGATACGGGCAATCAGCTCAATCTTGCCAGAGCCAGCTTGCTGCATGGATGCCACGGCTGCGGCAGTCACGTTCTGCAAGATGTTGGGGTCAAGACCTTGAGACAACTCAGTCACACCAGTGCGTTTGGCTTGGACAGAATCCAAGTATTGCAGCATTGGGAAAGATTGTTGAGCCATGTTCTGCACAACCAACTGTTGAACAGCGTTTGGTGACTTAGTGCGGATCACTCCACCAGCGGTAGAGGTCAGCAGGTCATCAAGGTTGACTTGGCCTTCGACAGCAGTCACACGGCTGTTGTTGGTCAAATACATATTGTCCAGCATCTGACGGGTGACGGTTGTCTTAATTAGTTGCAGGTCAACAGTGCGGTCAGCCAGAGAGTTGCCAAAGAACTTGTGTGGGATTGGCAGAGGGCAAACAGAGTAAAACGGCACATAGTCCGTTTCTTCGTCACTCAGAATGTCGTTGCCAGCGTAGAAGACTTGATGCAACTCAGCGATACCATCTTCATCGGCATCGTAATAAATGTAGCACTCAAAGACTTCAATCTCTTGCATTGAAGAGTCGCTTGGCTCTGTGTCGTATGGCTGTTCACCGGGGGAGAATCGGGCCACACGTTCAGGCGTGTAAGCCAAAGCATCGCCTGTTGGCAAGCTGTTCACGATCTTATCGTCAAAGCCCATTGCGATCAGTTCGCTGCGGGTAATCATTCGGCGGTGTGCAACGAAAGGAGAATCCTTCACAGTGCGACCAGCCTTTGCCATAAGGAACTCTTCAGGCGGGATGTTGGAAATCTTGACCTTGCCTGACTTCTCCACCTTCTTGATGGTGACATCATGGATGCCGTAAGTGGCAGCCACACCCATCTCATCAAAGACAGGATTGCCTATTGGGTCAAGGATTTGATTGGTAACAGTGTCCTGCTCTACAACCTCAATGCTTTCGTCTTGCAGAAGCATTGCCAGCTCGTCATCAGACAGACCTTCGTAAGTCTCTTTGGTAACGTCTTCTTTGTCTTCCCAGACAGCTTTGACAATGCCGTTCTTTTGCAGCAACGCATCAAAGAACCAGTCATGCATGATGATGACACCGGGATTGTCTTTGAGGAAGATGTAGTTTAGGTAGTCTGTCGCTTGCTTTGCAGCAGCCTCATCTCCGGGGCCAACAGGGTCAGCTACAACGATTTCGTCAGAGCCAGTAAAGATGCGGATCAGTGCTGGCAAAGCTCCATCAATGGCCTCTGCAACTTCACCAGTAACGATTGAAGACTTGCCTTCTACTTCGTTTCCGTAGGGCTGACGCAAATAGGCTTGCAAAGCCTGTTTACGCATTTCAACTGTTTCCGATTCAATGAAGCCGATTGCGTCATCCACGGCAGCTTGAATTGCGGCTTTTAAACTATTTTGGCTCATGATTTACCCTATTGAACCTGTGAACTAACTTGCATAACAGCAAGTCTTTTTGCAAGATTTCTGGCTTTGTGTGCTTCAGACATCTTGCGCTTTGTTTCTTCAGAATGCTTGTTTCCCTTGTGGGCTTCTGACAAATTTTTTCTAGCTTGCTCTGAAAACTTCATTCCAGTTCGAGCAATTTTACTTTTTTCAACGGCCTCTTTGGACATTTTTCTTCCGACCAATGCTTTTGACCGCTTGGCTTTTGTTTCTTCAGAATGTTTTTTGCCCGTTAGCGATTGACTGATTTTTTGTCTTGTAGCTTCGTCACGCTGCTTTCCATAAGCAAAATGCTCAGAACCACGTTTTACGCGCTTCTCAATCAACTCTTGAGGCTGCTTCTTGCCTTTATGGGAATCGCTCATTCGTTTGCGTGATTCTTCTGATACTTCTTTGTTGTATTCGCCGCCAGCAGTCAGGTTGTAGCCGTTGCGGAAAGTATCAAACACAGCAATCCAATGTTGCTCTCGCATCTCAAGATCATCTTTTGAGCACTCTTCAATGATCTGCCAAGAAAAAGCATCAATGCCATACTTTTGCATGGCACTATAAATTGCACTACGTCTTGCACCAGTGTTCACCCAAGACTTGTGTTGAGTCCATCGGCGATGTACGTCTTTTGAGATGCCGATATAAGACTTACCACTTGCAATGTGGGTAATCTTATAGACTCCGCATATCTTGGACTGGCTCATCTTTGACCTTTGCTGGTCGCCCGACCTTTGGGCGTTCTGGCAATTGTAACTGCTTTACCACATTTTCAAGCATTTCCACCCGCTTTTCAAGCTCGTCAACCCGCTTGGCATTAGAAATATCACCTTGTCGCATCATAAACATTTAGACCACCCACTTTGCTGGTTTGTTGATAGATTTGCCCCAAGTCCCGACATTCTCGTCAAGGCCCACGGCCACATAACGCCAAGCATCGGCAGCGTGTGAGTGCTGGTCATGCAGTGGCTTGTTGCTGAACATCTTTGTGTTCGGGTCAACGTCATAGCGGTAATGGCGCAAGTTCTGCAAGCCATCAGCGCATCTTGTCTCGTCAAAGAATGCTCGGTTCATCAGCGTTCTGGCTGCGTTGATACCGTCAGCAACAGACAGCTTTGGCGTGATTCGGATAGGCTTACCCATGCCCTCAAGAATATCCTTGACAGACTTGCCCGTCATATTCTTATGCTCGGCATCGTGCGGCAGCCACCAATCCTTGTAGATGTAGCCCTTGTCCTGCAAGACCTGAGCGTAGTGGTCAATGGTTTTCTGGCAGTTCTGGTAGAAGTCGATCACCCTGACCTCGCCACCGGCAATCACCTGAACAAACCAGATTGAGGTCATGTCAGCCCAGCCCAAGTCCCAAAAGGTCTGCACAGGTATTGACTTGTCAATAATCAGCTCACGCACCCGGTTGTCCTCTTGGGCCTTCCTCAGTTCGTTGGCGTACACAGCGCCATCCAGCATTTGACGAGTATGCCCTTCCCAGACGTTCAGGTAAGAATCCACGTTCTTGGCCTTCAGGTCTTCCAGTTCATCCTTCAGGACTTGAGGAAACCACGGGTTATCTGACCAGTTAACCTTGGCGATCTTTGCGCTTGCAGGAGGGTTGACCACAAAACGCTTGTAAGTCTCGTCTGTGTCCAAGTCAGGGTTGAAAGTCACCCATATCTCGGAGTCAGGCTTTCGGATGGTTGGGATCAGCGTTTCCCACGACACCTTAGATACCGCTTGGCCTTCTTCTATCCAGCAGATGTCCACACCCTCAAAGGACTTGATTGAGGTAACGTTGTGCTTCAGGCCAGCAAAGCTGAACTCTGAGCCGTTCTTACCGTAGATGGCTGTGCGCTGTACATCAAAGAAGGACTCCAGACCCATAGCCTTGATCTGGTCGCCCAATAGAGCAATCACAGAGTCAGAGATAGAGTTCTGTAACTCACGGGCGCAAAGGATTCGTGTTGGCTTTTGGACAGCAATGGCGATCAATGCTCGGGCCACCGACCAAGACTTGGCAGACCCACGCCCACCATAAAGAATCTTGTATCGGTGCGGCTCAAACAGGAATCCCAGTTTTTCAGGGAAGTCCAGTTCAAGATTCATTCGGCTTGACCAGCTTGATTTGAATGCCCGAAACCTCTACTGGCCCACCACCGTCACCAGTCATCTCAGTTCGGTTCAGCTTTGGAGTGGCGTATTCAGCCATTTGGGCCAGAAGTGTCAAAGCGCCCTTTGGGTCTGCTTTCAGTTCTTTCTCGACACTTCCCTCGGCAACCTCTATAAGCCACTTGGAGACGTTTTCAGCATTATCCTCTAGCAACCTACTAACTGTCTCTCTAAACGTCTTGGTGGCCTTATTAACGCTTCCTGGTGGCCTTCCTCGACCACGGTTAGTTAAATTCTCAGGTTTTCCGGCCTCTAATTTATTCATTTTGGTTTGACTCCCGTAGGTTGGTCAATGTTTGCGCTAACTCACGTTAGCGGGGTTGTTAGTCTAGCAGACTGCGGAGTAATTCATCAGCACTCATGCTTGGTGGCACCGGCTTGCGGCCTGCGTGTGCGGGATCATACGACTTTACATCAATAACGTTCATAGGCAATTCAGACAAACCATTTTGCAATGCCAAGTCTGTTCTGTGATTGCCATCATAAATGACGTATTCTCCAGTTTCAAGGCGCAAAGCTAGCGGCTTATCACCAAACCCCTCAACTAAGTCACCTGGGCCTTTTCCAGCATTAAACTTATCCCAATTCCTTGCGCTCTGAAAACTTACAGCTTTAGACAAAGGAACAATCTCAGTCCTGCCATATTGTTGCATTTGCTCTACTGTTGGAACAGATGGCATGGTCAGGCTCTGAGGACTGGGTATTCTTTGCTCAAGCAATCCCTGCATAGAATTTTCTGGCTCAACAGATTGAAGTTTTGCTGTTTGCTCAACAGGAAGTGCTGCCCTTTGCTGTGCAAGACGCATTGCTTCTTCTTGTGGATATTCAAATGACTGCTTCTCAACTGTTACAGGAACTGATCCTTTAGGTTTTCCTGTATCAATACTGAAATCCATTCGCCCATTCGGAAATTCATCATCAAGGTTTAACAATGATGGTTTTACACGAATAGGCACAACAACATCGCCATATCCAGTATCAGCCGTTTTTTGAGTTGTCAAATAAACGCTTGGCTCTCCTGCGGATTTAAGTTTTCCAGTCTTTTGTATTTGTTCAGCCGCTGCTTTATTTGTGTGATGAAAAAGAGTAACCGTCCCATCTGAATTTAATGGCAAACCAGTTGCTTCATCAATTTTGCTCACATTTTTGATGCTTGCGCCTACTGGCAAACCTTTGGTGGCTTTAGCAGCGGCAGCGGCCATCGGCAGAAGCGTCATGGCAGCTTCTAATGCTTCTGGCCTTACTTGCGTTGTCATCCCCTGGCCTGTTGTCAGAGGTTCACCATAACTCATGCGCTCTAGTGTTTGCTGAACGGCAGGAATTCCAAGCAGGTTTATTAGCATCTCTACTGGTGGATTTTCGTAGCCAAACGGCTTTGCGCCAAACTGTTGCGCTTGTTTTAGCCTATCAGCAAGCAACCCAAGAATCTGGTTTTGCCTTGGAGTTGCACGAATTCCGTCAGCCATCTTATTTCCCCTTGTAGCGGCCCATTTTCTTAGCCGCCTCACTCATAGCAATTGCGATGGCCTGCTGAGGGTTCTTGACGACTTTGCCGCCTTTACCGCTATGCAACGTGCCTTCTTTGTATTCGCCCATGACTTTGCCAACTTTGGCTTGGCCTTGTTTGGTCATTTTCATTTTTTTCCTTTCGGGGCTGAAAACTTATAAGCCATAGACTGCCAGCCCTTGGACTCTGCCTGTTTACGTGCCTGTTCGGCAAACTTCTTTGCTTCTTTGGCGGTTGTTGGGGTAGTGTTGGTAGTGCCCATCAGTCTTCCTCTTTTGCTGATTCCCAGCGTTTGCAGGTCTTGCCTTCGCCGCACACGAACTCAAATTTCTTGCAATAGACAGCTTCGTCACCGTACATCTCTTTGGCTGTCTGGAAAATTTGAAGCGCAAGACTGTTTTTCAGACGTGGCATTGGATGCAAATGTCGGATGGGTTCCCCTCTACACCACCCCACCCGCAGCACCTGTGCAGGAGCCGTATGGT